AACTGCCTTGAAGAACAAGGTTGACATAGCCAGTCAAGTTATGGGTGATGAACTAAAGAGTTGGATTAGTTAATTATTTTTTAACTTTTCCGCCTTTTTTCTTAAAAGTTGCCTTAATTTTCCTAACGACATTATCAAGTTCTTTTTGTCCATAAAGATCTACGAATTTATTAATATTTTTAATATCTCTTTGTATTGCTTTTTTATGAGCAGCGTTTGCTTCTTTCAAGGATAATTTTTTAGTTGTCATACCTACCCCTAGTTTAGTTAGGGCTAACGTTGTAGCCTAAACCTTTAGTAGCTGCTCCGCCACCTCTTGCTTTACCCCTTACGATAGGAGCTTTACCAGAGCTAACAGTTGTTGCGTTTTGTGTCACTATTAGTTTCTTTGAGCTTTTTTGTTTTTTCTCTGCCATTATTTTTTCCTTTTTTTAGTTTTCTTAATGACTCCTTTAGCCATTAGTATGTCTTTCTTAGTGATCTTACCATCTCCACTAAGATCTGGAAACTTCTTTTTTTTCTTTACTGAACCACCTTTTTTCCTTTTTATATGATCAAAGGAGCTGGCTGGAAGAGGCACTGGCTTTTCCTTAGTCAAATTTTCAACTGTAAAACCATACTTTAATAAATCACTTTTAGACGCTGGATTTATTCTAAGCATTTTAACTTTTCTTTCTAATTTAGTTCCCTTACCCATATCTATATTCTACTTCTTTTTCTTAACTTTACCACCTCTTTTTGCCAATCTCGGCTTGGGTGATGTCATTTGTTTAAGCATATTACCTGAAGAACTACGTAATCCTGCCAATGATTGATTTGCAATGTTAGCTCCTGGACTTTTTAATTTGTTACCTTTTTTCTTCTTTTGTTCTTTTAAATACTGTGCAAACAATTTCTTAATTTGCTCAGGGGACATTTGTTTTTTACCGTTAGACATTCGTAGCCTCCACTATTGCCGCAAGACTTTCACATCTTTTGGTTGTTTGTTGATGCCACCTTGAGTCTTTCATCTCAGTAGCTGCGTCTTTCCAGCGTTTCTCACGCATGGCTTTCCACATGTTGCGGAACTTGCGGACACCGTTTGTGCCCAGCTGAAACACCATCTCCAGAATTACTTCTGATACGGGTTGAGGCAAATCGTGTCCAACACATTCATCTATTAATAAATCAGCCCCCGCAGCAGCTCTATTCAAGTCTATATCAAATAGTTCTTCGACTTCCTCCATAGAGATTTCTACTCCTTCAGAGTATCTTTCTCGTTCGTGAGGCTGAATAAGGTGGCCTATACCGATCGTGGCTTTTCCCAAACTGTCCAGGTACATTTGAGTGCGCACGCCTTCGTGCAAACGCACTCGAGCTTTCAAGTCATCTGTTAATTCTATCATTTCTTTCTCCTTTTAAACTGTTCCTCTATAATCTTTATTCATTAATCCTATTAAACCAGTTGTATTTAGCTGCGCTTGTAAAATCATTTGCAGTTGAGGATCCATCTTTTTTATCGGTTCAATGTTTCTTTCAAATGGAAATTGTGGTTCCATCATTATCATATCAAAAGGATTAACTTTAGGCTTTCTTTCTAACATTGGGCCTGGTGTTAAAATAGGATCATTGTCCACAAGATTTGCTATACCTCTATCGACCGTATCACCTGAATATGTATTAGCCGCTACAGTTTTTGATACAGGTACCACTGTTACACCACCAGGTGCATTTGGTTTTCCGCCAGCATTAAGATTTATTGGAGGTGGTTCTGCTAATTGAACCTCTGGTGAAACATTACCACCAAGAGAAAAATATGTTGGTTTTTTCTGACCCGTATTTACCATCATGTTTGACGGTTTCATGTTTTCTATTTTTTGTATTGGAACAACCGCAGTATCTAACAAAGAATTCATTATAAAGACCCTAATCCTTTCGACAACATTTGTTGATTTATAGCATCATCTATGGTGCCTGTCGCTAATTTTTGTTGAACTTCTCGAGGCAATTGACTTGGATTAGGTGTAAAAGTTGGTAAATCTACTGGAGCAGATACAGGCATAGCGGGAGTATTCAACATATTCATCAAATAATTTCCAATTTCTGTTTGATCTTGATTTAATCTTCCTGATTGTTCTATTTTATATTGTTCTTCTCTTGCAGGCATAAACTCTTGCTTTGTTTGTGGTGTTTTCATTAAGCTGAATACAGCACTATCAATCTCTTCTATTCTATCTAACATCTCTGCTTGTTCATTATCTTTCGGCATACTTGTTCCATTCGCCCAATTCATTAAAGTGGACATGTTAGAAGCACTAACAACATTAGTATCTATGACTTCTGTCATAGCTTTTAAAGCTTTTGGATCTGTTAAAAGCTCAGAGCCATATCTCATAATTAATGGAATCATAACATTCGTAAGTGTAATACCAACACCTGCACCAGTCCTGCCAGCTTGCTTTGCTGCATTCAATAATAGTAAACCTCTAAAACCAGTCAAAGTTAATCGTCTTTGTAAGAAGGTAGATGCGTCTGGCACAACGAAGCTACCTGCACTTTCAGCTGCAGTTAAGAATTTTCTAATATCATCGACCTTGGTCCCTGTTCCGTCAAGCACAGTTTTAAGTATTTCAATACCATCAGGATTGTCTAAACCTAAAGCCTTTTCAAATTCTTTTACTCCAAATACAACATCTTTGTATTGCAACATATTCTGACCAGCTTTTTCCATTCCCTCTTTTCTCATAGTTTCTAATGGAATATTTGCTTCGTTTATGAAATCTGTATAGTTTTTACCAGCGGGAAGACCTTGTATAGATTTATAAAAAGCATCGTCGATAAGCTTTCTCATAATTCTTTTCTTAGATGATTGCGGTCCAGCGGATACAACAGGTATAGTCTTCTTAACATACTGTTCAAAAGTTTTACTATCAGGGTCCATATCTTTTAAATAAACTTCAACGTTTTCTAATACACCATCTTTATTACCTGCTTTTGCATAAGCTTTTAATTCCCATTCAGATGGTTGTGCAAGATTAATTAAATGAGTCATTGCCTCTTTACTATTTTTTGCTCTTTCTAAAATTACTTTGAAAGCTTCGTCAGTGTATAACATGCCACTAACATCAGCTCCTGGTGAAAAGAAAGAAGGCTTTGCCATTTTAATACTACTAGGCACTCCACCTTCAAAACGTGACATAGAGTTAGAGAAAAAATCTACAGCGGTAGCATATTTTTTTTGAGCTGTTTCAAAGACAGCAGCATCAATTGCATTGTCTATATTTTTTAAATTCATGTAATCTTTTTCTAATACTAATTGTAATTTATTTAAGGCACTGGCCTCTCTTATAGGAACTTTTCCACCCTTAAATGTTCCTTCAAAATTAGCTGTAAAATCACTAAATATTCTTTTTAATTCTATTGCTTGTTCCATTGTAATTTGATCAGGAAGATTTTGTAGATCGTTATAAAAATTACCAAAAGCTTTTTGCGCTGAGTCACCAGGAAATCTTAATTGACCTGCTGAACCTTCTGGAACATTACCTTGAAATCTTTCAGCTACATCGCCAGCTCTACCTTTGAAAGCTGTAATATCAATGATCTTCTTACCTCTTAACTTGTCAGCATACTTATAGAAATCATCAAACAAAATACCTTGAGCAGCTCTTACTGATTTGTAATTGTTTTTAAATATATTTGATATGTCTCCAGCTAAGTTAAATATTGTTTGAGTTGGAGCCAGACCATTAGACATTGTTTTTAAATATTGACGTATAGATTCATCAACAGCTTGTTGTTGTGTTTTAAATGGTTTGCCTACCCATGGAAATACACCAATAACTTTTGGATATGCTTTCCATAAATTAAAGTTTGTGGCTTGAATAATACTGTAAGGTATGCCGTAGGTATCAGATAATTCTTTTGCTTTTTTATATGATTCTGATTTTGGTTTAATACCAAAAGTAGCTCTTGCTATTTTACTTTTAAAAGCATTAAAAATAGGAGCAGCAACCATAGACCCTCCAGTAAAAGCTAAATTCAAATAAGCGTCATGTAATCCTTGATCTATTTTTTCTTCAACAGCTCTAGGTTCTAGTCCATTGGCATATCTTAAAAAGTCATTTACTAAATCATAAGTTTGACCTCCAGCCATAGTTCCTAAATATTCACCTGCAAGATAAGTGGAAGGATTTCTTAATACACCTCTCGATAAAAAGTCAACGCCACCTGCAGCGATCAATCCTGTAAAACCACCGACCATTTCAGCCGAAGGCTTTGATATAATGTCTTTAGGCAGTGGATTAATGTTCGTGCCTGGCACTCGTATGTAATTTTCAGAAAAATTATTTGAAATATAATTAAGAGGATCGTTTGAAAATTTTACCCTGTTATTTAAATCAGCAATTTTCTCAGCTAATAAATTTTTATATTCAGGAGATCCTGGAGGAAACTCAGGAGGTATGTCTGCTAAAATATTAGTTGAAGAAGATGCTGATTGACCCTCTTGCATTTGTGCTAAAGCACTTCTTGTTTGATCTAAGCTATACTCTAAGGGAATACGAAATGTATTTTTTATTGTAGTAATATCATTTTCTGTAGGAGCTCCTGGGTTTTCAAGCTCTAAAGTTTTTCCTAATAAATTTACTTCAGGCATTAGGTATTACCTCCGCCTATCACATTTATATCAAATTCAGGTGCATCAGGGTTTGTGTAAATAGTGCCCTGATCTTCCATACTATTATCATTACTATTTACAGGTGGATTTGATACTGTTGGCTCATTTCCCTCTAAAATAATAGGACCATATCTTTTCTCATAATCTTGTCTAAGAGCGTCGTTTCTGTCTAAAATACTTTGACCATCCAAAAATGTTTTTGTTACTGTGTTTTGTGCGGCTTGGTTTAAGATACCTTGAATTTCTTTCACCTTTGTAGCAACTCCTTCTGCTGATTGAAAAGCACTTGTGATAGTCAACATTTGTCTTGCAGTCTCTACGTCATTAACATTCAATCGACCTGATGATTTAAGTGAACGAGCAATAGCATAAACAAGATAGTTTTCTCTTACTTTGTTTTTTGCATAAACAGAATTGTAGCCCAAACGAGTGTAAAAACTTGTATCAAACATATCTCTAAGCGTGGTTTCTTGTGACTTGGTTTTATTACCGGCTAATCCTCCTGTAAGAGTTGAACTAATACCTTTTCCAGGTACTTCGTAAGTAATAAATAAAGATGAGTCAAAATCAGGTACTTGTTCAACGTTAATTGATTCTCCTCTTTCTAATAGCATATTGTTCGCTAAATCTTGTTGATAGCTTTTCTCACCTAAATTCTCTAAATCAGTTCCTAGTGTTGAAACTTTTGTGCTTGTTCCAAATAAAGTATTCATAACATCAGCGCCTATGAATTTAATTTCTTGTGCAGTCCCTTTTAAGAAACCTGCTGTACCAACTGTTGGTCCTTGTCCCGCAGCAATAGATGCTGCATTTTCATCTAAAATTTCTTGCATTTCATCCACGGCCTGTGTCAATACGAAATAGTCTCCTCCGATGTCAGAAATATTTTTTTGACTAAAACCTGATGACATTGCTTTCATCTCTGTACCTGGAGCGTCACCTGCATATATACCTCGTACATCCCAATCGCTTGGAATGTTTTGATCGTAGACCATGACTTGTGAGCCATCCTCCATATCTACTAGTCTACCCATTTGATACATGGGAGATCCGTCTATAGGATTTGATTTTAGTTGTACAGGTATGGACTGAATTGTCTTTCCACCATCTGTTGTATAAAGAAGATTAGGGAAAGCCTTTTCAGGATTACGTAGCAGTGTCAAAGAATGCTTATAAAATTCATTTGCTTGATCAATATCCATTTGCTGATTTTTTAAAGCAGAGTCAAGCTGCATTTGAAAAAGTTTTTCGTCTTGTGTTAAATTACTTTTTTGTATGTTATCTAGTCTATCTATTTCTTGTTGAATAAATTTACTTTGAGTATTTGTGTCAAAGTTTAACATTGTTTGAAGAGCGTCTTCTGTGTAGCCCATACCTTTCAATGTCAACTCAGCCTCTTTAGTTAGCATAATCTGATTCATCTCATTAGCTTGCTTAATAGCCATTTCATTGACCATCATCTTTTGTTTTAATTGTTGTGCTTTTTCAAGTTGTTCACGGTTCATGTAATCACCACCAGACTGTAATAAAATATCCATGACAGCACCTGCTCCTCTATAATCACTTTTCTTTGTCAAAATATCATAAAGTAAACGAAATGCTTTTTCTGTGCTTTTGGTCTTTGGTATAGAACCTAACTCTCTTCGAAACTGTGCCTTGAAATCATCAGCGGAATATCTCCTACCAAAACCCATAGCCTCTTTGGCATCCTCAATGTTTTGTTGTTTAAGTGCTATTGTAGGTAAATAAGTGCCTGCATAATAATCAGACATAATATTAATTTGTCTTTGAGCATCTAAACTAAATTGTTCACCGGGGGTAACCAGTTGAGTTTCTTGAGGTTCCTTGGATTCTTGAGTAACTGAAACACTAGCAGAATTACCTGTCGGTGTGCTTAGTGTAAGATTCTCAAGACCGGGTGGAGTATATTGAGAAAGTATGTCGAAAGATGTTTCATTTGCCATTTTACGAGAACAAAGCCATCAATGGATTTATTCCTCCCTGTCCTGACTGTGGATAAAAATCTGATGGATTTGGAAATCCTGCAACAATTCCTGATTGTAAATTAAAAGCGTCAAATGGTAATTTAAATTGAGCCACTGCTTGACTATAATCTGCATCTTTTTGAGCTTGATCTAATGTGTATTGAGCTGTTCCAGCCTTACCTATTGTATCCATAAACGATGAGGTTGCTTGAGGAGATGCTAATCCAAATTGACCAAAAGCACTTCCTGCTCCTCGTTGTAAATCTGCAGCACCCAAACCTAATTTTGAAGCATCTAATGTTCTACCCATTTGATTTGCAAAAGCATTCATACCTCTATCTTGTGCCTGTCCATATCCAGAGGATAACAAACTAGCAATACCTTTTCCTAACGTGTCTTGAAATCCTTTTGTTGCCTCTGCTTCAACAACACCTGCTCTGTCACCAAAAGCAGCTCCAGCACCTTGTGCTTGTGCATCTCTTTGTTGTTTAGAAATATCGAACTGTCGATTCATTTCTTTTGAATATTGATCAATAACTTCCTTTTGATAAGGATCCATAAAGTTTTTATAGCTTTGAGGATCGTAAGCGCCTGTAGCTGCGTTAGCTGTAGCGGCAGCACTTTCCGCTGTATTCATAGCATTGGTTAATGCGCCAACACCTTGCTCAAAGTATGCAGGCATTTTCAAAGCTGCGGCTTGATCGAAATATTGTTTTTGAAGATCAGTAGCTCCTGCTACCTCTTTCCTTGGTGGAGCAAAAGTTTTATTACCAGTTATATAGGGTTTGAGTATGTCCGATGTAAATTTTTGACCGGCAGTGCCAAGATTGCCGTAAAACTGCATCATTAAATCTTCGTAACTTGCCATTACTTGTAACTAACTCCCATCTTGTCACCTATATCTTTTATGCCACCACGCATAGCATACAATACATCGTGACCTGTGTCTACATCGCCTCCGTGCATTTTACCTAGTGTGGCAACTTCTTGTCTTGTAATAACGTGTTCATCATTCGATAACATTGCAGGTATACTATCTGACTGACCATCACCTGGTCCTTTGATATCACCTGTCATTCTTGGAAAGTTTACTTCATTACCTTTAGCAAAAGCTTGAACGCCACCACCTTGTGCCATGTAAGGATTGTTTTGCATATCGTAAGTAGGTTGATTATCCATTGCTTTCTTTGCAGCATATAACTGTAAACCTAAACCACCTGCTCCAGCTAAGTAAGGTAAACTTTTTTCAAAACTTGATTCCATGTTTGAATATTTACTTGTGTAATCTTCTGTTAAGGAACTAATTAATGCGGCTCTATCAGTGTCACTTAATTTTGATTCTGGATCAAGTTTATTAAGTTGATCCATTACGTAAGTGCCCATTTCTGGAGCCTCAGGTGTTTTAAAAAATTTAGATAAATTGTCTTGTATAGCTCCGTCACCAAATAATTTTCCTCCACCAAGACTACTAGCTATTAATCCTGATGCCAAAGCTGATGTGGGATTAGCACCTAACAAAGCTGAAATACCTCCAGCTGTTAAACCTCTTCCTGCTCTTGAACCCTCAAGGAGATCTATGATTCCACCAAAGCCAGACAGTTTACCACCTTTATCAAATATTGAAAGATTACTAAGTCCTGGAACTGCAGCACCAATAACAGCACTACCTATGGGACTTTTAAGTACATTCTTAGCAGCTTTAAAAATATCTTTTAACATTTTTACTCTTTCTTGTTGGTAGCACCCATACCTAGTCTTGGTGCAAAAATTGTTACATCTCTCTGAATATCTTCTTCTTTAGTATCTGTATTAGGATCGGCAACATCTGCAGAAACTGCTTCTTCTGAATCATAACTTGCTCCAGTTTTCTTGTGAGTGAGCAAGGTTTCTGTTTTGCAACTGTATACAGGTACCTGTTCGCCATTGATTTCTTTGTGTCCTATTACTTTTGGTTCCTCTACAATTTTACTCATATCTACCTCTATTTGTACTATTGTTGTTGTTTAATTTCAAGCAATGAAACAGTAACCATCGCCTTGTTTGCAGCGTTTGCAGTTACTTTTAAAGCGTCACCACCCTCGAAAACCTTTACATCCTGTCTGATCGTTGTGTCTGTTGCAGCCACGTCTACCTCGTCAACCTCAAAGTCAGCTGTTCCATTATTATGTGTTATGGTTACAGTCACGGTGTCTGAAGCATGATAATTGTGAATAGACAATGATTTTACCACAAAAGTGGTAACTGGGACAGGAGGACTTGCTGCAACATCTGCATTTGGCACTGTAAATACAGTGGTCAATCCTGTTGTCGTCACATTACTTATAAATCTTTTAAATACGTCTGCCATTACCCAAAGAAAAACGCCCTTCTCGTTTGTTCATCTGCATTATCTTGTTGATAGGATGAGTTTAATTGTAAAATAATTTGTTCCAACTGACGAACCAATTCTGCAAAAGATCTTGGATCGTAATTATCAGGTGGATCGGGGAATCTGGTCTGAGGTATTTTTGCCATTATCTCTGCCCATCTGGAAATACATCCATAGTGAAAGTTCCCATCTTAAAGTCGCCGCCAGCAACGTTGCTTTCAATTTTAAAATTAGCTTGTCTACCACGACCTCTAATATCTTTTTTAGTATCAGTTGTGGCAACACTTGATGCTGTTTGACTGATAACATTACCATAAGGGTAATTTTTAAAACTCCAGGTTACATTGAGATTACCAGATTGATCTCTAAAGTCAGGAATGAATCTTGATATACGCATAAGCTGTTCTCCACCTTCATCAATATTGAAATCTCCTGATTGTATAAAAGCAGGCATTGCTGCACCGTCGGCATCGTTTCCTGACTCTTGTTCATAATATCTCGATACACCATTTGACAAACCTATGACCGTAGGTGTTGCGTTTGTTACTGAATCTTTTACATACTCAGTAGCCAAAGGATTTTGAAATACACCTCTGTCTACCCATGTAGTTCTGTTTAGTGTTCCTACAGCCCAAGACTTTTCTAAATAATTATATACAACACATTTGTTTACTTGAGGATCTGTAACGTTATCTGGGTTCGTGACATAAAACCAAATTATTTCTGCAAACTCTGTATTCACTCCAGCAAATATCTGATCAGTCTGTGTCAAATCAATATTTTCAAACACAAAGTCATCAACAGAGCAAGGTAGTTTTTTTACAGTACCGTCAAATACAAAGAAAGCATTCTGACCCATCCAATAAGATACGTCTCTCACAACCACTCCTGCGTGTTGTCCTAACAAACCACAGTTACGACCAAGTTGTGTAAGTCCAAAAGTAAATGGTGGACCAATGAACTGAAGGCCGTGAAGCGAGGTATCTGTCCAAACTAGTATCTGACCACGAGCTTTGTCTGCACCAACAATGGTAGAACCATCTTGTATACGTAATGACCCAGCAGTATTCGTTGCTCTAGGTTGATAGGTATTGATATCTTCTTGTGAAGAGAAGCGAAGAAGTAAAGGATCTTGTGAGCTACCTGAACCAACTGTTTTTTCTGTACCAAATAATATTAAATGTCTATCTGGAGTAGATACTAATGAAAACTTAGTTGTTGTTGGAGCATTCGTTACTAAACTTGCTTTACCTGTTAAACCATCTGAAGTCGGAGACCATTGAAAAGTTGATCCGTCAAGAACAGTAGCTATCATTAGCTCTCCAAAATTATCTATTGACCAATCACGACCATTCAATGTTACTGATGAAGAAGATCTGGGCGTGTTCCAAGTTTCTGTATTCCAAGTTGATGTACCCCAACCATAACCAAATGTTGAAAAGGCAGGTGCAATACTTATGTCAAATACAGCTGTGGCAGTGCCCGTTGTAGCACTTCCTGTTGTTTCATTAGCGTCTTGTTCAATAACAAAAGCGTTAGCACTTGTAATTGATTTAATTTCAAAACTTCTATCAAATTGTTCTGCTGTAAAACTTGTACCAGATAAACCTGTTGTTCCTGAAAAAGTAACTATGTCTCCTGGATTAGCTCCATGTCCTGTAATATTTATAGTAACATTCGGTGTGCCGTTGGCCGTGGTAAATATGTTACTTACAGAAGAATTTGTTTGTCTTGCAGGTGTAATGTCATAAAGAATATCATTAGCATAGATATATAATTTTTTATCTGTGCCTAAGGCGGCAAGTCTTGTGCCGTCAAGAGCGACCCAGTGATGAGCATCTCTTGCAACGCCAATTAATGTATTGGTTGTTGTTTTTGTCCACCCTCCTATTTTTTCAGGTAGACCATATCGAAATCTTATATTATCACAATCAGTGTAACCTCCAGCAGCACCTAAATCACTGGTCTGTTTCTGTATCCCGGGTTGTAGTTTTATTTTTGTTAATGTCATCTGCTACACTAAATATTGTTCCTACATGACCTTTAAAGTGCAAATTACCTTGATGCACTAGGGGTGAGGCCACATCTGCATATATTTTACCACCTATCTTAGACCATAATCTACTAAAATAATAGTCTTCACTTAGATATCGTTCTTCTTCGTCCCAGTCAATCTTTCCTACACCAAATAAATCATAACAATTATCAGACCTATACTTACCTCCATTGACTATTTGATCAGACCTATACTTACGTTCAGGGTAAGCTTTTTTCATTTTATTAAATACATCTCTTTTAATAAGCATCATACCTGTTGCAGCTTCCATTACCTCAGTATAGCCCCCTTTGAGTTGTATATTCTTGGGGTCTTTGAAATTAAGGTTATATCCTAATGCTTTGTAGGACACCTCATCTTCAGTAATATTTGGATTATTTCTTACGGCATCAATAACTTGATTCCAATGAATACATTTACGAGGGTAAATACCGCACACAATATCTTTGTCTGCTCGTATTAATCGTTCTATGTTTGCTGGTTGAAAACCTATATCTGCATCGATAAACAAAAGATGAGTACCTATATAGTCTTTGTCGTCCAGATACATTGATACAATTGTATTTCTAGCTCTGGATACAAGTGACTCATTACCCATAGTTTGTAGTTTCATGCCTACACCTTGGGCCGAGGTCCATGCTTGAAGACCCAATACTCCATGTAAAGTGTTCTCTCCTAGCATACCGCCGTACATGGGCATACCCAAGTATATTTTTATATTGTGATCTTTAAGATCTCCTTCTAACATATTTTACTCCATGTCTCAGGGCTAGGTAGACAATGTTCTGACTTAACTCCTGGTTTCATTGTTAATAGTACATCAGCGGATATGCTGATTCGTGGTTCGTGAGTTTTGTTTTCTTGTGTGTAGTGTAATAAATTACTAGGAAATATAATTAGACCTCCTGTTTCAGAAGGATATTTTATCGAAGAAAAATTTATATCACTCCATTTTGTATAATAATTATTATTTGCTGGTATATACATTCCTGTTTTTTGCCATTGATCTTCTTCAAAAGTAATATCTCCTTGTTGATCGGCTTGCACATAATAGACTAAACTGTAATGACTAGATGTGTGTTTATGACTAGCAATATGTTGCCCTTTACTTGAAAAAGTTGCCCATGCTTTTGTAATGTGCACGTCAAAAACACTTAAATCATAATGATGTTCATTAAGAAACAAAACTACTTTACTTTTTATTTGTTTAAATAGCAGATCAAATTGTTTGTTTGTATGTAGATTATCAGTTATTGCCTGTAACGGAATATCTGATTTAACATCAGTAGTTGCAGCAAACTGAGAATTTGTTGGTTTTACTTCTTTATTTATTAGAAGCTTGATGTCGTTATTAATTGATTCGTAGTCGTCTAGTTTTGTTATAAATATAGGGTTGCCAAACCACTTGTTGATTTCGTATTGCATTTATTCCTTTCTTATTGAACTCGTAAAAATCTGTAAACTATTTCTCCTGCTCCGCCAGTACCACCATTTGTTTGACCTTGTGCACCGCCGCCGCCTGCGCCTGATCCTCTTGTTCCATTACCACCTGCTGTAGAACTTGCTACACCTCCTGCTCCGCCCAAAATATTTCCATTGTAAGATGCACCACCCACACCACCTGTAATTTGACAATTATCTCCACTACAGTTTTGAGGGTTTGTGCCTGCTGCACCGTTGCCAGAATTATTATAAGATCCTACAGGACCATCATCTAAAGTTGATGCAGAGGGTATTGTAGCACTTGCGCCATCAGATTCTTTGAAGTCACCAGAGGTAAGTACAGAAGCTGATACTGTCGCTGTTCCAGCCACTGAGGGACTATTTGATCGCAAAGGTCCTTGAACTCCACCTCCAGTACCTGAACCACCCACGCCTCCTGTTAAAGAAAAAATAGATCCTGTGGTGCTTCCTGTAAGAGAGGTTGTACCTCCATTACCTGCAGTTGAATTGTAAGGGCTGCCACCAGATGCAGAACCTGAACTTCCAACAGTAAGTGTTAAAGTTTCTCCTTGTGTTACAGAATATACTTGATCAGAAATGTATCCACCAGAAGCACCGCCTGCACCTGCAGATTCACCCCCGGCCTTATCATATTCCGCTCCAATAACTCCTCCAGATCCTCCACCCACTGCAGCTTGCACGTGTATTGCATTAGCTCCATCAGGGACTGTAACTGTAGTTGTTGATGTTTGTGTAGTGAAGGCGGTTGCAACAAAAGCTACGTAGAACTTTTTCCAAGCTCCACTTACTTTAATGTAACCTTCTTGAATTTCTTTCCATGATCCAGATACTTTTATGAAAGCTTCATTAACTTCTTTGAAAGCACCACTTACCTTTACATACCATTCGCTAGCCATTACGCATCATGGATGAGATAAAAATCTCCGTTTGATCCAGTTCCTGAACTTGGTGCTCCTGTGCTAGTTGTGGTAATTAAATTTCTAGCTGTAATGTTACCTATGTTTGTTGCGGCTACGGTTGTCGTTACGGTTAAAGCACCTGTGACTGTAGCTCCTGCAGAAGTTGTTTCAAACTTCTTGACATTATCGTGAAAAATATCAACGCCATCGTTGACATCCATTGTTAAGAATGTTTCAGTTGAGGTGTCAGATCTGATTGTTATGTTGTCACCTTGTATATTAAGTTCACCTGTATTGTTTTCTATAAAACTATCTGTGCCATTATGATAAATTTGTAAATCTGTTCCTGTACCCACATTAAGAAAATTACTATCTGTGATAGAAACGTTACCTGTCATGTTTAAAACTTTTGCAGATATAGTTCCCATAGAACCAAAAACATTAACAACATTAAAATCGCTTGAGCCATCACAATATACCTCTGCATGTCCACCCTGAGTAATAGCAACACCATTAGCAGTGTGTCCTGTTGCAGCTATTGTAAGTGTGTGAGATCCTGATGTGTTATTAAAAAACAAGTAATTATTTTCTTTGGCTGGTATAAAGACAGTAATGTTGCCAGACAGAGTGCCTGTAAGCTCAATAACTTTGTTGGATGACTCAGCAGTCGGTGATGCGTTGGCCGTGGTCAGAGTAACGTCAGAAGATCCTGCGACGGACTTGGACAAGTAACCACCTGCAAAAGCATCTAAAACCTGTAAATTATTATTAGTTTTATCACCCCAAGTACCAGAGTTTTCTCCTGATCCTTGAAGTTCTAGTTTAAGTCTATCTGAAAATGTTGATGCCATGGTTTAAATTATCACGGTTTTGTAGGCCATACAACTGCATTTACCTTCTCTACAGTATCTAGCCCTGCCGTTAAATCCCTTAAATCTTTACGATATTTTTTCTGTGCGTCTGTCATAGTATTATCAGAGGCACCCCACCAATCTGTTTCTGCTAATAATCTGTTTCTTTTTTTTCTTAATTCAGCTAAGGCTCTAGCAGGAGCTGCGTCAGCCCATGTTTTCTCTTCAGCATCTCTAGCTGTTTCTTCGTCTGCTGTAAATTGAACTTTTACTCCATTTATATTGTGGTATCTTGGCATTATGCTTTTTCTCCATACAATGTAAATTTTCCAGACTCTATTTGTCCACTTGAACTTAGTAATCTAAAAAAATTATAAGCACCTGTTACTTTTACTAATCCATAAGCAATATTTCCATAATAATCGGAACCACCACCATGTCTGTATATGTGATTAAAATCTATATATTTATATCCTGTGCTTGTTGCACCATTAATTCTTATAATTCCAGAGGCACCATCTGTCCCATCATCTTGAAAACCAATGGTAATAGTTCCATTATTTGAGCCTGAATGATGATCAGCACCCTCTCCCGAACCGTTCATCTGTGTATACTGCTCACCAACTATAGTATCGCCATTTATAGTTGAACCATTATCAACAGATACTTGAAAATTTAAAGTTGTTTGATCAGTTTGTGGAATTACTCTACTATATTTAATAATATAGTTTGTGAATGTAGATGTAACATAAGTGCTATTAAAACTAATGTTATCACTATTACTAGCATCTATGGTTAATAATTTAGTTAAATCTGTACCTGTAACGGTTCCTGTAAAAGAAAAGTTGTTAGCTAAATTAATTTTATCAGAACTGATTGCATCATCTGCAAAAGCTCCTGCGGGTAATGTATTTAATGCCATTAAGTCTGTACCTCCATTACCTCACACAATGCTCTTCTGCCACTCGCATTGTTTGTGTTAAATTGAACAGTTGATGCAGTAGTTGTTCTACCAAATAATGTGTAATATCTTTCTGCTGTTGAATTAGTTGTAGCATCTATAAATGTTATAACCCTCCCAGAGCTTTGAAGTCTAATTCCACAATAATTGTAAGACATATCTGAAAATAAACTTGCAGCAGTTCCTAAATTTGTACTTCCATCTTTATAAATAGCATAAGCCAAATCTTTACCATCAGCACCATTATCTTCCCAACCCATAGTGTAACGAATTATAATTCTATTAGAGGCACTTGTGGGAGTTATTGTTACTCTAAATCCAGTTCCAATTTCAGCAAAAGTAGATGAACTTGTTGAAAGTCCATTAGTAGTAGTAGCTGAAATATATTGTAGAACCTTACCTACTGGAGGAAAAGCTGTACCGAGAGTTACACTACCTGAACCATTA